TGATTCTTCTTTTTCACCACTACGTTTTATTAGGCGTAGCATTACCTCTAAGTACATAATAATTGACTTATCCATTTTACTCCTTATTTAGTATGTTGATAATAGTTTTATTAAAAATTCGAATGGTATGGCTGCATATGTCTTACTTCTATTGCGTTTAAATACAAGCACAGGAGTACGATTATCGCAGTTTTTTTCAGCTTGCGAGAGTGAGTCCCACACGCTTAGTTTTTCTTGGTTTTTGCACTCAAATGAGAGCCCTATGAGACGTTTGGCAAGTGGAGAGAACACTACGTCTTCACCAGAGACTCCCATTATTTGAGATTTAATATCGTCATCTTCAAGTTCAGGATATGCTTTCCTTAACTCTTCAACAACATAATTCTGTAACTTTCTACCTTTAGCTTTAGCAGATTTAGCCTTCATTGTTAACTCTTTTATTAAATCTATCCATAGCTATGTTTGCACTTTTAATTATTTCATCTATATTTAAATCATTTAGATTTCTAGGAGGTTTTATCTTTGTTTGCTCCATCCTTAATGATTTTTCCAACTTTTGTACTCTTTGTGTCAGTATTAGTATTTCCTGATTTATCTTCTCTATTTCCGTTAGTATTACTTTTGTTTGATTGTCCATCTTTGTTCATCTCCTTTAAAAATTTTGTTAACTTATCTTGATCTTTATTACAATCTATGTATGCTAATGTTAATGTATGGTTATAATTAACTGCTTTTTCTACTTCTAACAATTTATTATACAATGCATTGCATGTTTCCATTATTTGATTGTAAGTTATTTTTTTTCTTTTCATTCTATACCTAACCTTGTAGCCATTCTATTGACTAAATCAATTACCTGGCCCAATTCATCATCAACATCAGCTATCCAATCACCTAATTTATCTAAATCTTTACGTAACTTTTTAAGATCTATTTCTTCCTTAACTTTTTTAGGTTTATCTTCAGTTTTCTTAACTTTTTTAGGCATAGATTCAACAACTTCTTTTTTAGCATTATCTACTTTCTTTTTTTCAGACTTAGGTAATGCATTTATATCTTTTTGTGTTATTTCCCCCATAATTTACTCCTTACAATTAATGCCATTACAGCATAGTTGGCAATATCAATGAGTGTATCATCAATACTTTCGTTATTTGGTTTTTTATTTTGCATTGTTAAATTTAAAAATCTGGATATTTTATCATTTAATCTAGTGCCAAGACCCATTAAAGATAATCTTACATCTTCATCTGTTTTTACTTTACTTTTACCCATACCTATATTAGTAGGTCCATAGTCTAATTGTTTTTCACAGAATAGATATAACATTTCTTTTTGGATTGTTTCAAATTCCTTTAATGTTTCTGGATATCTTACCCTAATTTCATCTCTTGGATCTGCCATTGCGTTTCTCCCAATACTTGTTTCTTATTTTGCGTTTAAGTTTACTGTCAGTTTTACGATACTTTCTAAGGACCCATTCGTTATTAATTTGAAATGTGTAGAAATCTTTTACCTCCCATTGCAATCTATAATATATTCCTTTGGGTTCTGGTCTAGGATTACGTACATTCCATGCTTCATCTATCATACTACACAATAACACTGCTATATAACATTTCAGTATCAATTAAATAAATCAAGCACTAAATCTAATAGTGGATGCTCCTTACTCTTTTTTGGCAAGTAAACTTTACAACCTTTGGCTGCAATATTCCAAGGGATTTTTTTAGGTTCAGATACCCTAAATCGTTTGAAGTAAGTGCACTTATCTTCATTTAAATACTTACAGTTAATACAATGGGGACTCACATATTCCTTTGCCTATTCGATTGCATTGCTCTCTTAGGACTTATAGGACCAGTTATTGTCCCCATTATATTCATCGGATTTGAACTCCGCTTATAGGAAGATTAACATTTAACCATTCCTTTTCTCTATTGGCAGTTGACTCCACCTGTAGAGACCTTATGACATTGTCATCATTCTTATAGGGAGTGATTGACAATACTTTGTTTGCATTATATGCTATTCTAAATGAACCACGTGAGGATGCTATATTCATACCTTCAGTCATAGCAGTCTTAGTGATTTCTGATACAGCAAATATAATGACTTTATGTTGAACAGCTAATTCCATAAGAGCTTGAGATGCTTCTTCTACTTTCATGTTATTGTCTCTTTGTTTAGACCTTAATAAGCCTATATGATCTACAACAACAATTTCTGGTTTTACAGCTAGTAAAGATAGTCTTTTCTCAAGTTCACTAGGATAACATGAACCATATTCTACAGTTAACCAGTTAAACTTTTCAGTTAAACTTTCACTTAATTGTGAATAATGTTCTGCTAGTTGTTCATCATTCCAACCCATCTCTATCATACAGAAACGTGACCATATTTGTCTTGGTGACATCTCCATTTCCATAAAGTAAGTTGGTCTTTTGAATGAGTTTACCCAGTTTTGAAGTAGCATTGTCTTCATAGACTTAGGAGGAGCTTGAACGATTACTACTTCTCCTGGGTAAATTGGGAAGTCTTGTCCATATAGACTTCCTAAGTTTAATGGTTCTCTATTTGTAGCTAAGAAATCTAGAAATTCTGCTTCCATAGTCTTAGCATCCATCATAGTCTGTGACTTCTTTGATTTATATAACTTGCAAGTATTTTTACAATACTCATCCATTATAATATCATTGCAGCCATATCTATAACCTGCACCATCATGACCTGTATAACAATTAGTAATTATACCATCCATTTCTTTTTCAGTAAAAGGATGTTCAATATTATCTACTTGTACTCTCCACATTTCCATAACGTTACGTACAATATCTTCAGGATAAAGCCATCTAAAATGTGCAGCTAATCTTAATGCTACTTGATGTCTTTGACCTTGAGCTGTACCTTCTAACATAGTTTGTATACATGGAAAGTTAACAGGGTCAGGCTGTCTACCAAGTGATACTTTTTGGTATTCAGACTTTACTTTAGTTTTACGTTTTAATACATCAAATACAGGATCACATTCATGGTCTAACTCTTTAATATTTCTACTTTGTGTAGCATAATCCATTATTTCTTTAATGTTGTTTTGATTATCAAGCTGCACTTTCCACAAATTAGATTTGCTATTTAATGTATTAGGTACTCTAATTAATCTAGTTTTATCTGTAACAGATGGGTCTGCAAAATCAAATATACCTTTTATTTTAAGTTCTTCTTTAACTTTTAAATGTAAATCAGTACATGGTTTCCACCTGAAAGCTTCTTGAGGTATGTGGACATGAAATCCTGTGCCACTAAAATATACTTTTCTAGTTACATCTAAATCTTCAAGTAATAATAGTAAGCCTTGTAATTTCTCAAAAGCATCTTCAGGGTTTGAACCATCTACGTCTAGTATAAACTCATCAGGTATGTAAATCAATCCATCATACCCTGATAAGCTTTGTTTGCTTTTTACATAATCTATTACATTCTCATCATAATCATATAATGACATAAATGTATCTTGTGCTATATTCATATAACTATCCATCTTATTAACATCAGAGAAATGATGTCTGTTGTGTGTTCCAAATGCAAATTCTTTAATCATTTTTACTCCTTACATACCATGATTTTTCATTACTCCCGTAAGTATGAATTTTATCTACATAGTACAATCCTGTTTGTCTTAAATCTCTAAATTGTCTTGTATATGTTTCAGGTGATCCTAATCTTCTACCAAATTTTTCATTACCTCTTTCTGATAGGTTCTGGATATCATGTGTTTTGAATTGTTTTTTCATAGTAAAATGCCAATCAAGAAACTTT